AACCTGCAGGAGACGGCTGGCGAAGTGGCACACCTTGCCGCCTGGTGCAACTGAGCACCCTGTAGACTAACAGCATCGAAACGAAACGACCCATGACCCTCGCTGACCTGACCTTCGAAGAACTGGAATCCCTCTGGTGTGACTGCACCGTGTCGAGCGACTTCGATTTTCAGGATCGCCTGCTGTCTGAGATGCTCACCCGTGAGGATGCCTGCCCAGAGTCCTACGATCTGCTCTGGGAGATGCAGGATGCAGGATGGATGGGCGGCGTCTCCCAGGATGATGTAGACGCTCGCTGAACTGTCTACTGGCCGCGGCAAGCGGCACCGATCCGCTCTATACTGATTCCATCGAAACGAAACGAACCATGATCAAAGATCTCACCCTCAGCACCTACAACGGTTGGGCAACCTACGAAACCTGGAATGCTGCCCTGTGGATTCAGAATGATGATTTTCTCTACAATACCGCTAAGGCATGTGTCGAGTATTGTGGCGATGATGAGACCCCCTGGGATAAGTTCGTTCGCTGCATGATGGAAGGTCAGATCGGGCGGATGCTCGGGCAGACTCGTGACGGCGTGGCATGGGATAGCGTCGCCATCGATGCAGACGAGATGAACGCCATGATGGTCGATCTCTGAACTGACCCCTAGGGGGGTGCCCCCCACCCCCTACCCTGTAGACTAACAGCATCAACCACAGACAACCATGGCAAACCTGATCCGCCTCTCCCTCGTTGCTGGCATCTGCCTGATGTTCGCCCAGACCCTCGGCAGCGTGTTCGCCCTCGCCCAGACCCTTGACCGTGTGACAGCAGAGAAGGTGTCTATCCTGGCAGAGATGCGCTGACCTGACCCTGTAGACTGATTCCATCGAAACGAAACGACCCATGACCTACTCCCAGACCTACCGCTCACAGCAGACCTACCAGTACGATGATCGCTTCCTGGATTGCGAGCATGATGATCTGATGGATGCAGACGACTACGATGCCCGCCGCTTTGAGCGTGACGGATGGGGCGATGCCCGCTACGATCGCCAGCGTTGGTGACCCCCCCCCTGCCCCCTACCTTCTAGACCGATGATCCTTTCCATGGCATCCGACCTCAGCACCCGCCAGACAGTGTGGGCAGGTCGCAAGACAGAGAACGCACAGCAGACCATGGGGCAGCATGTGCCCATCACTGTAGAGGCAGCATGGTTGGCAGGCGCTTACGCTGACCGCTACCATGATGAGGCGATCGCCCGCCTGCCCCACTTCACCCACGAGGACTGATCATGGCACGACGCGACCCCATCGCCCCCATCATGGCACGGCATGGATTTGTCGAGGTGCGCCGCTCACGCCATCGCATCTGGCAGCATCCCTCAGGCGCTGTTGTCACCACGGGCAGCACCCTTAGCGACCATCGTGCCCTGAAGAACATTGAGCGAGACTGCCGCCGTGCGCTGGCAGCAGTCTGACCCTGCATCCTAGCACAGGTCGCGCCAGCGGGCAGTATCGCGGCGCGACCCCCGTGCGACGGGCGCGGCCGAGCGAAAGGAAAATTGATAGATACTATTAACCTACAAAACTTTGAAAACGCTCGATCGATTACACGCTCAGAAAAAAATTTTTCCCAAACAAAATGACTCAAAAAACCTCAGTAACCTCAGAAACTTCAGTGCCCCCTTGGAAGTCTGGAATCACCGTCTGTAACCCCCAAAGCACCCGAACCACACTGGTCGAGGAACTCGGATATATATGGATAGTTCTCAGAGAACTTGTTAGGATGTCGATGGAATGAAAGAACAACTCCACCATATCGGCATAAGCTACGAACAATGGCAAATAGCGTTCCATGGAGATCGTGGCACGATAAGAGTGGTAACATTTAGAGACTTGCAACAATTCGTAAACTCTGCAAATTATTGTAGAAAAATTGTTCACCCCCAACACGTTTATTACTTTAATCAACCTATATAAATTCAGAATTTTTTAGAATTTTAATAACATGACCCAGAGAGTATTTGAATCAACCGTCGAGTATAATGAAGATTTCGACGAATACTATGTTACGATCCCCGAAGAACTCCTAGAATTGACAGGATGGGAAGAAGGTGATATATTAGAGTATATCACTCAAAAAGATGGATCTGTGTTGGTAAAACGCAGTGAAGAATTCTATGGAGAAGAAAATGACTCAGATGAATGATAAGACTGTTAATTATCAAATTGTTAATAAAGAAGGAGAGGTAGTTGAAGACCTCTCTTTTAATGATTATGATAAGTTAGCAGATCATATGATGGATCTAGCACAAAAATGGTATGATGGTTTGTATGATCCTGACGATACTGTAAATGTTTCCACATTTGACAATACAGGTAATCTAATATACCAAGACACCGCAACATTTAAGGAAACGATGAATGGAGACGAATCAAGCCTCGAAGACGAAATCAAGAACTACGCAAAGTCAAACAATAAAGGATTTGGAAGTTCAGTTAAAACTTCTGGAAAAAAGAATAAGTGAGTTGGAAGAAAAAATTCCAAACACCTTTGATATTTTTTATAGACCACCTGGATGGATAGGTCATGTGAAGTTAAACTTGGCTTTAGACGACTTATATGCTAAAATAAATAGGTTAGAGGATCACTTTAACGAAAATGGCACTCCTGGCGAACATAGGTGATAACGATCAGGTAAATATTGGCATCGTTTGTTGTCAATATCCACCTGACACCATTCAGTTCTCAGGATCACCATCAGTATCACTGAATGTATTCATCGGTGGTGTGAATCCGTTACTCAGTGGGCAAGATGCTCTACTGACTCCAACACAAGGCACGTGGACTTGCCCGACTCCGCCGCCCCCCACAGGATGCCCTCCGCAGTTAAGACGACTCAATTCTCTCGTGAATTTGACAGTTCATGCCAACGGCAAACTTATCACATGTGTTGGTGACTCTACGGAGCAAGACGGATTCACTAAAAGGTTAATTACTGGGCCTGGTATAACGGTTGGAAATGTTTTTATTGGAGGTAAATAATGGCAAAAGCAAAGATCGGTCTCGTAAAAACGAGTTATGTTCCTGGCAAACCGAAGAAATCTCGTCAAGGGCGTAGTCAAAATACGCATTTGGGAGCATCTTCTCGGAATGGTAGGAAGAAAAGGTATCGTGGTCAGGGAGCATGACGCTAAAACAACGATAATTTACAAGTTTTGACGATATTTTGCCATGAAATTGGCAATCTATCGTCTTTTTTGTGATTTTTCGGGATAGCAACCCCGTAAAAAGTTCTGTTTTACACCTTTTTTGGAGAAAAACAGATGGCAAAATACCAAGTAGACCGAGATATTTCGTATATGAAAGAACATTGGGGCACTACGAAGCTAATTACAGACTACGGGGCGATGACTCCGACAGAAACAAAGAAAACCAATGAACCTCCGTCAGATAGAATGTCTAGACAATGTGGAGGAAAAGGTGGTTTTGATGATTATGTTGAGTGGTGGGCATAGAAAACGCCATATAAATATAAAAAGAAATTGGTATTTCTATGCTTATTAGTCAGGCATTTAAAGACATTAACATCTCTTTTGAGAAACATCCAGTAACGAAAGACTTACTGGATGTTAAAGACTTTAATGCGATTAAAAAAGCAGTGCAAAATTTAATTGTCACTAAACCAGGAGAGCGATTTTTCGAACCAAACATCGGAAGTCGCCTCTCTGGTTTGCTTTTTGAACCAATTAATTTCATCAACGAGACAGAAGTTAGAGAAGAAATTAAATATGTGATCAATGCATTTGAACCACGAGTCAAATTAAACAATGTTACAACCAAAGCAAACTATGACGACAATGGTTATGAGGTAGAAATAGACTTTTCTGTTGTTGGATTGCCTGAAAAAACAACAACTATAGAATTATTCCTAGAAAGAACAAGAGCATAAGGTAATGCCATACAATCAACTATCGAATTTAGACTATTTTGATATCAAAAATGCTCTCCGAGACTATCTGAGAGCAAATTCTAGTTTTAGTGACTACGATTTTGAGGGTTCTACCCTTGGAATGCTTCTAGATGTTCTTTCATACAACACATATTACACGGCATTCAATGCCAACATGCTTGTCAATGAGACATTTCTCGATTCCGCTACATTAAGAGACAATGTTGTTGCTATTGCCAAGCAATTAGGTTACACTCCAAGGTCAGCTGTTGCTTCTAGTGCTGCCGTAAGTGTAACTTTGCAACTATCTGGAACAAATTTACCAGAAACAGTCATTTTAAAGAGAGGAAATTCGTTCTTAACGATTCTTGATGATACTTTATATCAGTTTGGTGTTCTAGATGATGTGCAGGGAACTGTTCTTTCTGACAATACCGTAACGTTCACAAACTTAAAGATATACGAAGGAAGTTTTATTACCAACAGATATACTGTTGATAGTTCTGTTCCATTCACTGTTACTCTGCAGAATCCTAATATAGACACATCTACTTTGAGAGTAAGAGTCTATGAGTCTTCTACAGCAACAAATTATGACAATTATTTGGTCTCTGACAATATTTTAAACGTAGGACCTAATTCAACAGTCTTCTTTATTAATGAAGTTGAAGATGAAAACTACAAATTATATTTTGGTGATGGCGTATTTGGCAAAAAATTGACACCAAATCAAATTGTTGAGGTAAGTTACGTCGTAACAAACGGCCCTAAGACTAATAATGTCACGTCTTTCCAATATAGTGGCATTTTAACAGATATTAATGGCAATAGTAACTTCCAAGTATCTGTAATTGGTAGTGTCACTACCGTAAGTAAGTCATTTGGTGGTTCGAACATCGAATCGATTGAAAGTATCAAAGTCAATGCTCCTGCCTTATATGGCGCACAGAACCGTGCTGTGACCGCCACAGACTATGCTGCAATCATCAGAAGGGCATATCCTGCCGCGGCCGATATAATCGCTTATGGAGGCGAAGATGCAGATCCACCAGAATACGGTAAAGTAAAAATTACTATCAAACCAAAGGGATTGAATTTTATATCATCTTATACTAAAAACGTAATTTTGAGTGAACTCAGAAAATATTCTGTTGCATCGGTTGTTCCAGAGATTGTAGATCCTTCAATTATTTTTATTGAACTGAGAAGTAAAGTTTTTTATGATCAAAAAACTACTAATTTGGGAGCAGATAAGATTAAAACTAAGATTATTGAAAATATTAACAGTTATACTCAATCGTCAGACACTGAAAAATTTGGCGGTAAGTTTCGTTATTCGAAATTTATTAGTGTGATTGATAATTCTGATAGATCTATACGTTCTAATCTCACTGATATTGTAATGAGAAAGGATTTCTATCCTTCATTAAATAATAAGACATACTATGAACTTTGTTTTAGTAATCCCTTTGATGATGATATTGATACTCAGACTTTAACTAGCACGGGATTTGTTGTTCAAGAATATCCTCAATATATTTCCTATCTTGAAGATAGAGATGATAAAATTGTATTATTCAGATTAGACTCTCAAACTGGTGAAAAAATTGTATTAAATAATAATCAGGGAGTGATTAATTACAAAAAAGGAGAACTCCAGATTTTTGATTTGACTATTATTCAAGGTAGTTTTCCTGATAATAAGATTGAAGTGAGACTAAAACCACAATATAATGATATTTTGGCGAAAAGAGAAATTTATCTCGATGTTGATATTGATAAAAGTGTTTTCACCCTCATCCAAGAGTAGAGTAAATGGCATCCAAGGTAAGAAATCTAGCTGCTCTGGTAGATCGTCAATTACCAGACTTTATTACCACAGAATATCCTAAATTTTCTGAATTTTTACAGAAATATTATGAGCAACTAGAGCTTCCAGGTCAACCGCTAGATTTAATTAATAATCTTTTTAAGTATCGCAATATTGATACTTATGACAAAAAGATTTTAACAGAGTCGTGTACTCTTGCATCCAATGTCGAAGATACTGATAATCTAATTGAAGTTGATAGCACAGTAGGATTTCCTTCAGTTAATGGTTATATTCAGATCGAAGATGAAATAATTTTCTATCAAGAGAAAACGGATACTTCTTTTATTGGTTGTTACAGAAATGTCAGTGGAACAACTACTCTAGGAGATCTATACAATTCATCCACAGTTAGTAATATTTCATATGCTGAATTAGGATCTGGATTTTTCCACAATTCTGGAAGAGAAGTTCGTAATATTAGTAATTTATTTTTATACGCTTTAGTTAAAAACTTTGAATCAGAGTATCTTGGTAATTTCCCAGAAAAAGATCTTAGACCATCAGTAGATAAAAGAACTTTAATTAAGAATATAAAAAGATTTTATTCTGCCAAAGGAACGGATCAGTCTATTCGTTTCTTATTCAATTCTATTGTAACAGACGATCCAACTAATGTTCCAACTGTTTACTATCCAAAAGATAGCACATATAAGGCATCTGTTGGAGATTGGATCGACAAATACTCCTTAAAAGTAAAAGTATTATCTGGTGATATCTCAAAAATAATTGGAGAAAGAATTGTTCAAGAAGTTGACGTTCAAGATCCTAGCGTAAAATCTGCATTTGCAATTGTTGACAACATTATTGATGTTGGTGATGATTTTTATGAATTAGTTCTTGGAGAAGGAACTGTAGTTGGCAATTTTTCTGTTGCTGCACAAACATTTTTGACAAAAACTCTTACTTTCTCTGCTTCCGAGAACAAGAGAATCAATGTATACTCCACTGAGGGATGGGATTATACTACAGGAACAATTTTAATTGGTAGCGAAACTATTCAGTATAAAGATAAAAATGTTTCTCAGTTTGTAATTAAGTCAAGAGGATCATCACCCATCAGTTATGGTGTTAATACTCCTGTTTATAATAACAGCACTGTATCTGTTACTTATACAGATGATAATGGCGATCCACAGGTTGTTAAAATCTTAATTCTTGGTATATTATATAAATTATCTCCAAATATCATCCAACCATATTCAACAAAAGGTGATGTTATTCAGATTTCAAAATCTGGATTTGATACTAGAGAGACTATCATTTATGATAGAAATGAAGAAAGAATTAGATGGTCTATTAATGAAACTAATGTTGCTCCTACATCATCAAATACTTCATTGTTGACAAATATTAATGAATGTATTGCTGATGTAAGTGCCATCTACGAAGACAATCAGTATTATTATATTGCATCCTCTGGATTCCCATCTCATGATTTTGGTTTGGCATCTTGGAATGTAAATTTAAAAGATCAAAAGAATTTAAAATTAATTCGCAAATCTCCATCAAGAACTACAGAAATTTACGAAACTCCAATCAACGAAATTGGTGTTCTCGTAAATGGTGTTACAATTCGTAGTTATAAAGATGAGGAACAAGTAGTATTTGGTGAAATTACAAAAATTAATGTTACTAAACAAGGAAGTGGTTATGTAAATCCTCCTAAAGTTTTGATTTATAATGCTGCAAGAGAAGAAGTAGCACAAGCATATGCAATTTTAGCAGGAGAAGTGGTAGAAGAGATCAGAGTGACAGAATCTGGATCTGGATTTTTCCCTCCTGTTCCTTTTATTGAAGTTACCTCTGGTAGAAATGCAGTAGTTGAAGCAAGAGTAACTGGAGACCGAGTAACTAGTCTAAAAATCATTAATCCAGGAGAATATTACACATCTCCACCCAGAATCATCATTAGAGATAAATTAGGTCAAGGTAGATTTGCAAGTTACAAGGCAATAATATCAAATGATGG